CTATTAAGATTTAAAGCTCTTTTTACTTCATCCGATAAAAATGACACTATTTAAACCCCTTAATTAAATAATATATTACTTCCAGTTGTTTTTTCTTCTCTTACATCTATAGCTCCATTGAAAGTAGCAGTTCCTAAATCAGATTGTACTACTCGTTTTTGTGATACACTAACTTTAGTAGCATTTTCTTTAATCGATCTGTTTGTTTCAGCTGTTCCATTTTCAGTTGCTGCAATATGCTGTTTTATTAAGTCATTAGTTTTTTTAGTCTCAGCTATAAAAGCTAATTGTTGTCCTGACCTTAATCCTATAAGATTAAATCTTGGGATATCTATAGCTCCTCTTTTTCTAGCTTCTTCTTTTTTATTAGCATCTATAACCCCATCAGTAACAGCTGCTTTAACTGTTTTTCCTAGTCCAACTGCTATATCTCCAAAAGCTTCTATAGTTTCCCCTGCTATTGCTGTAGGCATAAAAAATGCTTTTTTAAATGATGCTAAGGCTTTTCCTGGCTTTAAAGATACTAAATGAAAAATACCAGAAGCCATATGAAATAGAATCTGGAATGGAGCAAGTAATGCTTTTAATATAACTTTACCTAATTTAATAAAACCTTTACCCATTTGTACTAAACCAGATTTAAAAGAGTCTGTTAGTACACCCCAATTCATCACAATAATATTAATAGCAGTTATTACACCAAATATAGCTGCTGTTACAGGATTAAATAACATAGCTGCCCCAAGCACAATACTAATTATTTTTATTATTGGCCCCATTCTTTTAAGCCAATTAAAAATAACAGAAAAAAATCCGGATATACGTTTAGTATCCTTTGGTTTGAATACGCTAAACATATCTTTAATTTTGTTTACTACAAGAGATACTACTTTTACTAAACCTTTAAAAATTATAACTGTAAATATAATAGATTCCTTAATTAAACTAAAAACTATTAGTACTGTAGAAAATGCTCCTAGTACTTTGCCGAAGAATCCAAAACTTTTACCTAATGTACCTAAAGCACCTTTTACAGGAGCAAATTTTTCAATAATAAATACAAAGGAATCTTTTATTAATTTAAATGGTGCTAGTATATATTTAAAAGCTCTACTAAATGGTGATAACGCTAAAAATTTATGTAACCTATTAATAGCATCTGTAAACTTAATTACAATATCTGTATGACCTGCATATGAACTTATTAACAGACCTACACCTTCTATAGCTTTTTTTATGATTTTAAATTTTAACACCATTAATCCCCATTGTATAAGAAATGCACTTATAAAGGCTAATGCAGGTCCACCTACTCCATAAGTAAATTTACTTATTATGTTTATCATTTTTGCAAACCCTTCTACAACTCCAGCTGTAAGGTTCATTAGTTTTGCCATAGAATTCACAAGTGGTAATAAAGCTCCCCTCCACATTCCTCGCATAGCTCTACCAATTCTCTTTGTAGAATCTATCAATGTACTCCGTGCTTTATTCCAGTCTTTTTCAAGATTAACTTCTTTTAATCTTAATTGAAAATCCTTTTCGGACAATGCATTAAGTTCCTGTAAATTAACTATTTGATCTCTTGACAATACTCCTAATGCCTCTAATTGACCTAGATCCATAGTTTTTATATTTTGAGCTATTTTTCTTAATGCTATTAAAGGTGTTTTAGCTTCTTCCGGAGATATTCCTAAGAAAGAAAATTTCCAAATCTTATCTGCTGCTAAAATAGGGTTCTGTATATCTACAAATTCAAAAGCAAGATCCCTAAGATTAATTTGCATAGATTCCAATTGAGATACTGTTTCTGTTAAGCCTTTTGTGAACGAAGCTCTATTTTCCGGACGTAATATTGCTGTCAATGTTTTTACTTCCCTAAATAGTGCAGTTATTTCTGCCATAGTTTGACCAGTTGCATCTGCTAGTGATTTCATCCTACCTATGTATTTATTCATTTCTGGGATAGATAATCCAAATTCTTTAGTAAGAGTTACCTGTAATTGAATTCCTTCGTCTATGGACAAATTCCAGGCATCTTGCATCATTATAGCAGAACGTAATACAGTCTTAGTCTGTTTATTTATTAATTCTTCATTGTGTATTAAAGCTTTCCCATATCTTCCTAAAGATCCAATAGCTTCTATAGTTGTATCTTGACTTATATTCATACTAATTGATAAGTCCAACACAGATTTAGATAGTTTCTTTATATTCTCTCTTCCGGAGAATACTGTAGTATTAAGTTTCTGTAACTGATCCTGGAGGTATGCAGTATCTCCTATTGCTGCCACACCTAGTAGTGTTTCCCCTCGAGACATTAACTTCTTAATTGCTTTAACCGGAGCTTGTATTATTTTTTTACCTAATGATAAGTCAGGTATAAAAAATGGAAGTACATGTTTACGAAATACATTACCAGCTTGTTTTCCAATTTCAGGCAAGGACTTAGCAATAGATTCTACAAGAGCTTGATTACGTTGCAATCCTTGTTCAAAACTTTTAGCAGCTTTGACAGCTTCTCTTGCGTCTATTTGATATTCTACTCCAAAACTTCCATATGTTCCTTCAGCTGGCATACTTATTTCCTTTTACTATGATTACTAATTTTATCTATATCTCTATCTTCATCTTTTTTAACTCTTTCTAGTTCTCTATAAAAATATAAGAAATCAGTAACACTCATTATATTAAAATCAATAAAACTAAAATTCCCATACTTCACTAGAAATATTTGCATATTTAAAAATGATATATAACTATCTAGTGCACCTTCTTCAGTCAATGCGAAAAAAGTTCTCATTAAGAGAAAGCATCACCTCATTGTCAGTTCCACATGCATTACAAGAATGTGAACTCTGAGTCTGTAATCCAAACTCATTATCAGAAATAACCTGTTGAATAGTAAGCATATCCTTCAAAGGAAGCTGTGTTACTATACGTTTTATAACAGGGTACTCTGATTCACCTCCAATCTCTTTTATGTGAGCTGTAATTCTATTTTCTAAGGACTCGTCTGGATGTCTTTGATTCAGTTTAAATAGTTTATCTTCATCTTCTACTCTAAGTCTCTTTAATGTAACTTTTAGTTTTGTAACAGGTAACTCAGTCTCAAAATCTAATTTAGATTCTGAATCTAGTTCTTTTACATTAAAGTCATCAGGTATTACTTTAGTAACCTCTTGCTCTAATTCACATTCTTTACATTTATACCTATAAATATAATTTTCACTAATAGAATGTTTTCTGAGCATAAAAAAGAGGAATAGTAAATCTGAAACATACATCTTGCTCAGATCTACTTCTTCCTCTATACAATTTTTAACAGTTTTAGTAATTATGCTGTTAAAGTCCTTACCACCTTGCATCATTATTTTTGCTTCTGCTACAGTAAGCATTCTTAATGTTACTGTGGTAGGAATTCCGCTATCCTCATAACCTATACCATTAGATGGTAAGTCTACTTTTATAACAGGTAACTGTATTTTATCCATACTATTCAACTCCTTTTTTAATTTTTTAATTCTCAACTTAGTCTAAAATTACCAAATAAACTAACACTATACGACAGTTGGTATAGCCCTATCATAACTAAAAGATACATTTATTTCTACCGGATCTGCAGAGCCCATAGTTAAAGAACCATGATCAACAGACTCAGGCCAAATATTTTTCAATTTCCACTCACGTACTATTGTTCCATCGGGAGCATATTGCTGTATGATTGCTTCACCAGCATACTGTGATTTATATCCTGCTAATCCTGTAGCAGGATTATAAATTACATTTTCCCAATCTGTAAGAAATTTAACCACATCAGCATCTACGTAATCCCGTATAACAACTGAACCTGATTCATAGGTAGTTTTACCTGCATATTTTAGTTTTTCTAGATCAGCGTCTATTTCAATAACCTCTGTAGTTCTGTTAGGGGTAAAAGCATCCCTTATTGCAAGTTCAAACTGTTCCGAATTAGATTGTAGAGCAGATGTACCTGTACTTGTAATGAACATTCTAAAAGAATGCTGTCTCAAAGGCTCTAAAGCTCCAATTTTATCTGCTAAGTTAACCATTTATGTTTAATCCTCCTTTCAATTATATCCTCATTATTAATCATCAAAAGATGCATTAGCATTTAATATTTGGAAACTAACTACAATAATTTCAGCAGTTCTAGTTGGTTTCAATTTAATATGAAATACTTGTCTATTATTTTCTCTATCCAAATCAGTAGTATCTGATACAACTCTTAAATCATCAAGACCTCTCTTAGCTGCTATATTAGCTAGAATCTGATTAGTAGTTGCAATAAATTTTTCTTCCGTTATTACATCATTAGGTTCCATTATTAACGTTTTAGAAACACTAGCAATTAATTTCTTAGAAGTAAGAAGGAGATCCCTAATATTTAGTGATTGTAAAGCACTTGGAGTAACAAGTGTAGTCTTATTACCTAATACCACTACTCCAACACCTGTTTCATTAAGTATTGGATTTATTTGTGCTTCTGTAAGTAATTCTCTTGATCCTAAATCAGGATTAAACTCCACATCTTTAGCGTTAGTTATAATACCTCTATTATAACCAGCTGCTGCAAACCAAGAATAACTTAAACCGATTGATTTTGCTGCTACTAGTAATCCAATAGTTGATCCTGGAAACTTTACATCAGCATCTACAGTTGCTTCATTAATAGTGACCCATGACCAATATACAGATGAATAAGATGAATTATAAGCAGCTGTAGTGCTCTTAAAAGTTATTGCTTCAGAAACTGATTTTCCTTCTGGAATATCAACTAAAGCAACACAGTCTTTTCTTTCTTCAACTATAGCTATTAGTTCTTTACCTACATCAGCTACATCAGCATCTAAACTTAGTTTTGCTGCATCCGGACAAAGAAGCCTATTAATATAAACTGTATCCGGTCTGAAAAGCTGCAAAGAATCATCAGGTGTAGCACCTATTAGTTCATTCTTAGATGGTAAACTATCAGTTCCACCCGTAAGAGGTGCTAATGAAATATTGTCTGGTTCATCAGTTTCTGCATCTGCTGTAGCATCTGTAGCTATAACAATATAATCAGATATACCATTTATAGCTGCCTTGTAATTAGCATTCTTGTCTACACCAGCTGCTTTTTCTAATCCAGTATATACTTCTTTCAATTCCCCATCTAAATATACAGATAGTTTTTTCTTAGCTCCATCAGTTTCTATTGTTATAGATAGTTTATTACCTCCTGAACCCACATATAAGGCTTCAACAACAAGAGAAGGTGCTGCTGTAGCTAGTAAAGTAACGTCTGCTTTTAAATCACCTGAGGATACTACTCTAATTAATTTAATATTATTACTGTATCCGTTGAGATACTGTTTTGCAGATAACAAACCTATGTAGTTTCCATTATCAGGTATACCATACATATCAAAAAGATCTCTGACTGTTGTTAACTCTTTAATTACATTTGAAGGACCCCAAGGTGCTCTAATTACCATTCCAGGTCTTAAACTAGTAGAAGTTTGTACATATGTACTCTTGTCCTCTTCTTTTAAATATACTCCTGCACTTAAATAATCTGTCATTGTTATTCTTTGCCTCCTTTATCTTTTGATTTCTTTTTAGACTCTTGAACTACCGCAGTGTTACTAGCAGGTCCCACTGGAAATAGTCTGCCCTTTTTTAAACAAGCTTGAACTTTTAAATCATTCTCGTCCAGTTCATAAATTTTTCCAGGTAAAATATCAATATTTACCTTAATTTTTTTTCTTCCTTTATTAACCTCCTTTTCTAATATGAAAGGAAACTTTCCCATACATCTGTATAAATACATTCATTCAACCTCCTTAAGCTTCTTTGTCTTCACTATTATTAATCAACTCAAATATTGAATCCTGCTGTTGTACAGTTAATTCGGGTAGATCAGATAGCTTAATTTTATGTAGTTTAACATCCTTACCTAATTTTTCATTTAAAAGTTCTTCGTTTTTATTATTCAACTCAGTTTTTCTCTTTACTACATCCAAATACTTCTTTGATTTTTCTATGTTCTTTACTTCTTCTTGTGCTTTTTCTGCATCATTAGTGTTTATTAAATATCCAAACCCTTGTCTTTTAGGTTTTCCATTTTCATCCTTTGTTGAATACTTCTTCATTAACTTATCTATATCTTTTTCCAGTTCTTTTAAAAGATCCATATCTTTTTTATCTTCTAATTTTTCTAAAGATTCTTGAATAATTTTTGCCTCTTCTAAAAGGACTCTTTTATTCTTATTAAGTGCATATGAAAACTTTACACTTCCTTTTATTTCTCCTAGTTTACTAATCGCTTCTAACATTACAAATACATCTCTTTTTTTCATACTTTCAACTCCTTTTTTAAATAGATTTTAAACTCTTTTACTTAATCTACATTTTTTAAAATCTATTTTCAACTAGTTTACTCGACATACATCGAGTATTTGTTCAGGACTTACTGATTCATCTATAAATACTATGTCCATAACTTTAACCGGAGCAACAGATTCTGGGAACTTATCAAAGAATAACCATCCTTCAATTGTTAGGTCTATAGTATTACGATAAACTTCAGCTTCATTAGCACTTCTTTCTAGCTCACTATTATCAGTAACTCCTTCTAAATATATGTGTGCCCATTTTTCTTTAAAAGCATTTGCGTGATTTACTTTAATTGCATAATCTGGATCCAAATCCCATAGAATTAAAGAACTTAATTGCAAAAAATGTGCATCAGTCTTAGTTTGAATATCTATCTGATAGGATAGATTATAAGCTTTTGGCACAATTATTTGTTTATGTCTATTCTCTCCTTCTACGTTTATTATATCCCACCTGCGTACTTTGTTATTTCCTAAGCTCCGTTCTGGAGTAAAAGTTACACCTGTTCTAATCACTGAGATCCTGGGCAATAAATCTTTCATGTCTGTTTGCATTTGTATTGCTTTACCTTCTGCAAAATCTTTATTAGAAGGTCTATAATAAACATTAACTTTATCTACTACTTGGTTCTCAGTCCCATTTATGGCATCTAAAAAATCATAAGACTCAACCCAATCAACCACTGCTTTATCATATACATAAAAAAAGTCGTGTTTATTAATCATTAGTAATAACTTCTTATTTCATTATTTATAATGTCCAGCATTCTAGTCATGTATCTCTGAATAAAATGATCTTTTTCTTTTTGGGGAGCATCTCCAGTTTTTCCTAGTGCTTCCTTTAATTTTGCTTCTGCCTCTTTTTTAAACATATCATATATTTTATTAGAATGGTCTTTAAGTGCTTTACGCTCCTCTTCACTGTGCTTAATAACAACTTCTTTGTCATTTAAACAACCAAAGAATATCTGACTATCTTTTTCTATATTGTTATCCCTAACTTCTACTTCCTCTTTAATACCTGCTAAAAACCGTTGATAATTTTTATCTTCCATTTTTACTCCTTTTCAGAATTAGTTATTAGTTCATTAACTTTTTCTATAATTCCTTGATTTAATTGAGTTAATTCATTATTTTTATCTTTATAAACATCAGCTTCCCAAACATCATACAAAGCTGTATTAGTAAAATCTTCTACTTTAATCAGAACTTTTTCTTTATGAATAGAGTCTGATAAAATGCGTTTAGTATCTCTATAGAACTCATGTGGTACTTTAGGCATTCCCTTTAATTGAAATCTAACTAAAAAAGTTAATTTAAATCCTAAGTCTACTACCGCATCAAATGTCCTACTATCAACTATATATGTAACTTTTGCAGGGTACAATCCTCTCATATACTCAACTCCTACTTCTTTTTATTTTTGTTATGCATCTTCAGTAGATTCTTCTTCTTCGTCTACCTTTTTCTCTTCTTCAGTTTTTTCTTCTGTTTCTTCCTTTACTTCCTCTTCCTGAACTTCTTCAAGTAATTTATCTATATCTACACTATTTCCTGCTAAGTAACTTTCGTATAACTTATTATCCATTAAAGCTTCTCCCTATTAAAAAATAAATTCTTTTGCCATTATAGGCATAAGTTTTTCACTAAAAGTTTTTACACTACCCTTATCTAAATTAAATGCTTTTGATAAGGTATCTACTTCTTTAGTAGTTGGTTTAGTACTTGCTTTTAGTCTCCTCATTAAAATCTGTCTGTGTTCTATTTTTTCTAGTCTACTTATTAAATCGTTATTAGTTTTAGCTAATTTATTAGCTTGTACAGTTTTATCTGCTAGAACATTAAGTAGTCCATATACTAGAGCCACCGGAATGACCACTTTAGTAATCTTCTTAGCTACTTCTCCAGCTTTCCTTACACTAACCTTTACTATGTCTATAATTTTAGCTTCTGTAAGTAATTCTTCATTAATAAATATGTCATCTATATCTACACTATTTCCTGCTAAGTAACTTTCGTATAACTTATTATCCATTAAATTACCTCCTATGAATTAAACTCTCTTTGTTTTTCTTGTATTTGTTTTTTAAGCTTTGCTATTCTTTTTTCTAATTTTTTAGCTCTATCTCTAAATTCTACAGGAGTAATATCATCTCGTTCTGTCTTTAAATCATTTAAACTATCCTTTGCACTTTGTAATCTTCTTAGTAATTCTTGTCCTGTAACTGTATCTTTAAATTTTTTTCTTTTAAACTTCCTTGTAGCTACCTGTATTCCTGCTTGTGCAGCTAAAGCTCCAGCTGCTGCAGCTGCTCCGGTTGCAGCTGTCTTTCCTAAATCAATTGCTAGTGCACTACTTATTTCATTTATACTTTGACCCATTATTTAGTATCTCCTATTTATATAGTAACATTTTAGATAACCTGTTTACGCTTGTTATCTAAAAAACTTTAGTATTTTTGTTACCTTATGTTTTTTACGTTTTTTTCTTACTATAGGTCTCCAAAGTGGTCTAGCTGGTATATTTCTTTTATCTGAGCCAAATTCTAATATGGCTGCTAAAAAACCATATGGTATTTTTGCTTTAGTATGATCACCATTTTTCATTCCAACATAGTAGCCATTTTTTCCTTTAATAACTACTATTGCTTTGTAAAACTCCTTAGTTGATATATATATACGTAAATCTAATTTTTTTCTTTCTTTATGAGATAAGTATTTGCTGCTCAATTCTACCCACTCTGATCTGCCTTTTCGTATGCTAGTTCTTACCTCTCTTTGTACCTGCCTTGCTGCTGCTTCTGCTTCTGCTAATGATATTACACGTAAGGCTTTCTCAAAATGTTTCCTAGCATTGCGTATATCTTTTTTAGTTCTTATTTTTAAAATCTTTGGCATTTATACACCTTAATTTATTATTCATACTTAGTTCTCAATTCCATAGGTAGTTCTGCAGTATTTGTTTTATTACAATACAATTTAAAGCTCATACTCTGAGTACTACCATAAAAATAATTTTCAGGATTTAGTTCTGTAACTCTATATCCCTGATCCTCTATTACTAAAACATCTCCTATCTTTGGGTTTAAATTAAGATGTTCTAGTACAGATGTTGCTATATGAACCTCAAGATCTCTGTTATGTTGTACTCCAAATTGATTTAACGTTTTATCCTGCTCTGGAAACTCATATGTACATGGTACTCTAAGCATTTCATAAAACTGCTTCTGTTCTACCTCTTTTCTAAGAGAGTCTCGCTTTGTTTGATCCCAATTTAATGAATAGTAGTCTATTTTAGGATACAACATAAAAGAAAGCTCATGATTAAAACTATCCATAAGTGAAATATCTTTTAGTCTATCTAAATCAGGTCTTTGCCCTGGTTCTTCTACTGGTTCAACTGAAAAATCTTCATTAGTAGTCATAAACATACTCACCTTTAATTAATTGTTACATCTTAAAACTCTAATTGTATCATTTTGATACAAAACTTACAGTTGACCTACATTATTGGTAATATAACCTATTTTATAGGTCAACTGCTAAAGAGGGGATTTATTAAGCATTTGTGCCTTTAGTAAAAACATCATCCTCTGATTTCACAATAAGCTTACCTTCTATTGCTTCACTAATAAAATCATCCACTTTTTCTTCCCCAATAATATCTTTCAAGTAGTCTTTAAGATCCTCTTCTAATACAAATTCATAAATACTAAATACAGTTTTGCAGATAACTTCTGATTCCTTCATAGGCTTATCTTTCTTATCTACATCCTTAACCTTTACTTTTTCTTCACCTTTATCTTCTTCTGGTTTCTGTTTAGTTGCTTTATCTCCAGTATCCGCAGGTGGATCTTCATCTTTGTTTTGCATACTTACTTTTTCCTTCTTCTCGTTCTCTGCATCCATTTTTGGAGTAGTATCAGTACCCTGCTTCTCAATTCCTTGCTCATCTACTTTTTCTTTAGTATCAGAAGTTTCATCTTCCTTAACTTCTTCAGTAGATTCTTCTTTCTTCTTTTCTTCCTCTTTATCATCTTCTTTATCATCTGACTTTTTCTCTTTCTTCTCAATAGCCTTTTTCAAAGCTTCAGGAAGTTTCTCTTGAGCAGCAGTAAGTTCAGAAACTATAGAATTTCTTTGTGCTTTTGTAAGAGCTACGTTATCAAGAACTTCACTAATAATATCTTCAAATGTAGGAATATCAGAAGTTTCTTCCTCAGATTCATCAGCTTTTTCTTCTTCCTTTTTATCCTTCTTTAAACCCGATCCATCAGCCTTACCTTTACCTGGACCCATACCTCTTCCATGTGGTCCAGTACCATCTGGAGCAGTACCATCTTTTAATGCCTCATTTGTCCCTTTCTTTTCTTCATTATCATCCTTATTTGTCCCTTTCTTTTCTTCATTATCATCCTTAGCTGCTGCTTTCGTTTCTTCATTACGTTTATGTAATTTAGAAACATCCACATTGTCCTTTTCTCCACCATCTTTAAAAGCAATCTTAACTTTTGAAGCTTTATCATCTACGATATTTATGATCACTGCTTCTTTACCTTCATACATAACTGGCATACCAATCTTAGGGGTAAGACTATCTTCTTCAGTTACTTCTTCAGTATCTTCACAAGATTTCTTTTCTTTCTTTTCTTTCTTTTCTTCCTTGTCATCTTGTTCTACTGCCATCTTATCAGCATCAGAAAGATCTTCCGGATGTTTTAAATGCGTTTCTTTAGTTTTTCCAGGTTTTCCAAGATCTGGATCTTTAGCTTCGTCTATTTTTTCTTCAGCTTTTTCTCCTTCTTCTTCATTTACAGACCCAGGCAAGTCTTTAGTACATCCTGCTATGTATCTTTCATGTTGTTCCTGTAGGCTAAACTTGTTCACAAAACTTTCCTCCTTTTTAATCCTATGGATTTCAATAATTTCTTCTTCAAGCTTCTTCATTTTATCAACTGAAAGCATACAACCCATAGATTCCTCATATTTTTCAATAAGAGATCTTGCTTCATCTATAGTTCTAATCTTATTAACTTTAAGATAAACACCTTCCTGCTCTAATATTTCCTCAAAATGAGGATAAAACCTGTACTTTTTCTTCATCTCCAATGAACCTCCTTTTATATTCTTATATTTTATACAACTACAAAAAATCCAGGACCCTGCATAGCTTTAAATTTTTCTAATACAACAGTAACTTCATCCTTACCCTCAGTAACTAACTCACTTCCATTAAGGGTAATTTCACCACCTGGAACCTGTATATTATTATATTTTCTTCTAATCTCACCTAATATTTGTTTTAAGTATCCCTGTACTAGGTCAACAAATAATGCAGTATGATTATTAGGAATATCTTCTAAATCTGGTTCTACTTCGCATTTAACTGCTATTAAACCATCTATATATGTCTTTAGATATAGCCTCCCTTCATAGAATTCATAATGTAATTCTTTAGCAATTAGTTTATTTGCATCTTCTAATGCTCTTAAAGCATGATAATAATCTAAAGGCATTTCTATAACTTTACCTATATCTAAAGAAGGTATTTCTAATAACCCAAAGGCACTCCAATAGCTATTTAATTCTGGATTAATCTGATAAACCCAAACAACATCCCTTACAGGACGTTCTTCTTTTATTTCTTTTTTGTATGTTACTAGTACAGCAGTATTCACGGTTACATTACTAGAAAGTTTAATTGTAATTTGTCCAGTAATATAGTTTATAGTTCCACTTTGTATATCCGTACCACTTATTATACCAGAACCATTATCAGTTCCTATAATAGTTCCTATTTTAACTTCTATAGACTCTTTTTGTATAGGTTTATTAGATAACCTAGCTAAAGTAGTAGTATCTGTACCATTTAATATCGTGCCAGCATTTTCATCTGTAAAAGTTACTGTTTGTGATGGTACTACTAAATCATAAACCTGTTGTCCTTGACTAGCATTAATGTTTACATATCGCCAAACTGTAAAGTACTCATCATATTTATCTAAAGCTCTATTAATGGCTGCTTCTGCTGCTAATGGATCAAGCTCCACCAATACTGTTGGAGCTCCAAGCATAGAGTATACATGCTCTATTAATTTGGCTTTATTATATCGCATCTATTAAACCTCTTTAAAAATATCTTTATTAGGATTAGATAATGCTTTTACTACTCCTCCAGAACCAACTATTTGAACCCCACCAAATGTATCTGGTAAAGAATAAGATTCTGCGGATGTATTCATAAAAAATTTTTCTACAGTATATACTTCTTCATTGTCATCATTTGACTCATATACTATTAAATCCCCTTCAATGTATACAGCTTTTTCAGGATCAATTTCTTTACCTTCGTCTTCTTCAAATTCTTTATCTATATCTTCAGCTGTAACTACTTGTTCTTCTTTAATAGCATTATACAGTTCCTCTAGTTCTGGAACTGTCATTTTATTCAAACCTTCTTCATCATACTTAACCTCTTCATCAATTACTTCTTCCATAAGAGCATCAATCAAATCTTGTTTCAACATTTTCGCCATTTACAACTCTCCTTACATTAGAATAAAGCAGAGCTAGGCTATTATATCTAGCTCTGCTCATGTTAAATATTAAGCAGCTGCCCTTAATACCATATAAGAAATTACTGTATCATTAGAAGTATTTGCAGCATCTAATGTAAAAGTAATTGTATCAGCAGCAGATGCATAAGCACCCTGCAAAATAGTTCCTTCTGAACCAAGAGTATGAATACTTGCTATAACTATGTCTGTATCTAGTACTCCTGCTACAGTAGCAGCTAGCGTAGCTCCACCACCTGACCAAGTAACTTCCCCTGCATATTTAGTTATATGAGAAGGAAGTATTCCATCATCTAGATGTTCAACTGATACTGCATCATCAGCTATCAGTGTATTATCAATTGCATCTAATGCTATCATCCCTGTCTCTACTGCTAGTGATGCTATTGTTGCAGCACCTGCATTATCTATAGTAATATCACCAGAAACAGCAACTGAATTTAAATCAGTACCATCTCCTATAAGAATCTGTGTATCAGTTTTAGCATCAAGTGCTGTAGGAGCATCTGAGGCTCCACCTACTATTACTGAACCTTGAGCTAAATCAGCCATCTTAGCTAATGTAATACCATCATCTTTTACTTGTACACCATTACTAGCATCAATTTCTATAGTAGAATCATCCACTATAACATCAGCAGCTAAAGTATTACCACTATCATCATAAGTTACATCAACAGAATTACTATCAGTAAATACTGCTCCTGCAATATCTTCTATTCTCTCCGTAAGATCATTAGCTAATCCAGCTACTTCATTACAAATTACTTCTAATTGTATAAGATTAAGATCTCCATTTGTGTCTTTACACGTTGCTTTAATTTCTGCCATTTTTTATCTCCTATTATATTATATTTTTTATACTCTATACCCTATACTCTATACTTAATCGTCAATAAAAATATGGGGCTATACATAAATAGCCCCCTATATTTTTATATTATTCACTATTAGGTTAAAGTTACTGTTCCGTAGAAATCACCACTAATAAGTTTAAAAGCATCTCTAGAAAGAATTGCTTTTCTAATTTTCATGTCATCTGGATTTAACAATGCATCAGTTAGCATTATTGTATATGGACTGTATACAGCACCAGCTTCTACGAATTTGTCTCCTTTATAACCAACAAGGACTTTATCAGCAGCAAGGTCAATATCTGCGATAACTGTGTAGTCGTTATTCAATGTTCCCATTCTACCAACAGGTTTTCTTGTGTTCATGTTTGGGGCAGGTCTGAAAGTTTTAAGAGTTCTTATAATATTCATGGCATATTTACCACAGACTATTACGTTTCCAGAACCACGATAAGTTTTCTGATAGATATCAGTTGACTTTTCTACTATAACATCAACTAGCTGTTGTTTGTGTTGCTCATAAGAAATGTCAGTTGGTCTTGCTTTTTGGAAAGTAAGATTACCAGCAGTTGCACCAGCTAATATAGTATCTATAACTTCTCTAGAAATCTCTCTCTGGATTATGTCAGCCATTTCCTGAGTAAAAGTCTTTTCCGCTTCTACACCATGTTGGAACATCATGTCCTGCATTGCTTGTGGAGACCATTTTGCTCTTAATGTTCTGTCTTCTACTTGTACTGGAGCTGCTGTAATTTCAAAATTAACTTCTGGCTGTTGGGTATTACCTTCCGCATTAAACTTGTAAACAGCAACCGCTGCTTCAGTTTGAGGAGCAGAGAGAGTAATTGAAACTGCACCAGTGTTATAATCTATAGTACCTGTGGAAATACCTGCACCAGTAATATTTCCTGCACCATCATCAGTACCGACAGTAGCACCTATAGAAATAGTTACAGAACTAGCAACAACTGGTTTCCACGCTAAAGTACCAGCATAAGCAGTAGTTGCACCACCAGCTGCCTGTAATTCTTCACCATCAATTAGACTTGATGTGTAATTCTTAGTTGGGTTATTCCAAATAGTAGTTCCAGAAGCAACTGGAGACTTATTACTAGAAAATTTCGCTTGGAATGTAAAAATCTGTCCAACAGGACCTTTAAGAGGTTGTATAGAAACAACATCATTAATAGGTAGTGTTGGGAAAACCCTAGTAATAAGAGGATATGCATATTTCTTAAACTGAGCAATGTTAGTGCTGTAAGTTTGTTCTGCAATAGCAATCTCTTTCTTTTCATTTTCTAGAAGTTGAGCTACAACTCCTTTAATGTAGTCATTCATATCTTCATCTTCGTAAACATTAATATCTTCTACAAGATATGCCCACTCATCTATTCTCTGCTTGTGCTCAAGCAATAAACTCTTAATCAATTGTTCTTTATCCATTCTTTATTTCTCCCTTCATATTATCGAGACCAGCAATGCCTCTCTCGACTTTTTGCTCATTTGTATATTCTTTCTTCTTTGATTTATCTTTGAGAAATTCTTCTTCGATTTCTTCTTTCAAAAATCTTGTACCTTTACCTTTTCCTGCTGAACTTAGTGCTTTCTTAACTTCCCCATGACCCTCATTAAAAATCTTAACTATAAGATTCAACTCTTCAATGGTCTGACACTTCCTAAGTTGCTCAGAGATTAAACGTAATGATACATTTTCATCCAGAAGCTTATATACTTCATTAGATACATTAATATTTTCAAACTCAGATAAAGCTTTATCTCTCTCAACTGTGAGATCTTCAACTATCTTATTATAAGACTCAACTTTTTCTTCGAGTTCTAGGGAAAGTCGTTCTGACTCCTCTTTTAATGTCTCTAATTCTATAGTATGTTCTTCTAAACTATGTTTAACGTTGATTAACTCTTCATTAAGTGAAAAGTTCTTATTTGTAGCCTCTTCTAGCTTAGTAGAAAAGGTTTCAATAATTACATTAGTGAATCCATCAATACTTCTCTCTGTAGACTGATTTAGTTCTGTTACTAATTGAGGAAGTATCTCATTTATTTTTTCTGAAACTGTTTCCTTAATGGAATCCTGAAAATTTTTGTATTCCTCGGTTACAACCTGCTTTTTTACTTCTTCAGTAACTGTTTCTGTAACTTCATCTTTGATTTTACTTTTCAACTCATTCAACTTTTTATTAATATTCATATTTTCAACTCCTTAAAAATTAGTCTCTTTGTTTACCTATTTTATTGTTACTTCCTGCTAAGAATTTATGTACATCTTTCATGGAAACTTCAGGAGACTTTTTAATCTCTTCTTCCATTGCATCTAAATCTTCTTCAATTCTATCAAGAATTTCATCTACTTTTTCTTCTTTTTCTACAGCTTCGTCAATTTCTTTCCAATCTTTTTCTTCGGTTATATCATCATTTAATAGCTTATATGCTACTTCTATTTGTCCAAATTCTAGTAAAGTATTCACTTGTTCTTTAAGATCTTCATTAATTGTATCATTGTCTTCTTCCAATAACTGATTAATTTCATCTGCATCAATAACTTGTCCCTCTACTAATGCCGGAAAACATCCTTCTGTTGAAGGGTCAGAAACTAAATCCCAAGTTCTCATTCTAAAATCTTCTGTTACTGTATAATGTGCTCCTTTTTTAACTAGTCTTCCTGATCCTCTAGAAGATATACCTGGTATTATCCCATCCTCTAGGTAAGCCTGTACTATTTTTCCTTTTGGTGTATTTAATGGTTCATATTCACCTGTAACCTCATTTCCATTCATTTCTAAGTAAGTAATTTTAATAGCACCCTCAGATAAGCTTGTATTGACCCTATCTCTAGGATGATCCAATTCACCTATAAGTTGACCTTTATCTACTATAGGTTGTAACTTACTTATTTCTCTCTCCATAATATGCTTTGGGTAAACTCTATTATTCTTATTTTTAGCTTCTGCTAACTGAAATCTACCACGACATTTAAAGATAGTTTTACCATCTCGCTCTTCTGTAATTATTTGCATGTTATTTTCTTCTGGTAGAAACATTTCAAACAATGGGAATTCTTTCATTCTTATTTCCTCCTTATTAGGCTGTGCCTTTTATAAAACTATGAAATATACTAATAGCACCCTTAAGCGTTGGCCTAGCTTGATACGCTCTGTGTGTATTTGTAATATATGTTATTTTTTCTGTCTTTGGGTCTTTACTTTTCCA